CCGCTCTACAACTTTGTCAGTGTCGTAAGCTGTCATCTGACGATTAATCAGGTTTATCCAATCAATTGCGCCAGATTCCTCTGTTATTGTGTTCCTGACATCAGCCATCAGAACATCCGCATCAATTAATCTTCCCATCGTTCGCCCTCCTGTTCCACGCTTCTACAGCTTTATTCCTGCAAGAATCAATGTTTACAATTGCGGTATCTTCTTTTTTCATATCAGGACAATATCCACTTGCTTGAGCATGGCAATTTTCACACTCGCACCATATTGTAAATCCTATGTATTCTTTTTCTGCCGCTTTTATCTTGCATTCTCCGCCACAAAACGGACATGGCTTCAGTTCTTCACTCATTCTTCATCACTCCAATCAAATTCAATTTCTTCTGCACTATCAACACCTAACTGCTCACACTTCGCTCTGGTAGATGTACCGCCGGAGTGGTTTGTGCCTATAAGAAACAGTTCCTGTACAATGCTAAAGTATGATTTTCTAAAACAAAACCTCTCTTCCTTGTCAAGTTCCTCAATCGCATCCTCTCCATGTTGCCATCTGTACCATTCTGCAAATTCATTAACCATTTCCTGCATAAGGCTGATACAACATTCAAGAGTGTGCTTTTCATCGTGGCTTTCCAATTCCTTATTGACGTTCTGCTTCTCCACCGCCGCCAGGCATTCTTCCGAAGTGCCGATTGCGCGGTACTGCTTCAGTTCTTCCAACCATTCAGCAAGTTGCTCATGTTCGTTTGCACATATAGTATTGCCATATGTAATGGCTTCTTTATCAACCGATTCTGGAATATACGCATTATCTTCGATTAGTCTTGCTGACATCTTTTGGCATTCAGCTACTTCTCTTGCGTGTGATATAGCTTCATCAATTGTCATAGTCACACCTCCAACAATTCCGGGTTGTCAATTTCGTTGCCGATCACTTCAAAATTCTCTGAATCAAAATCATCCAGTTTCTCGTCTCATCTTCTGGAAACTCATCATCGATATGCCCTGAAAGAATATCATTCTCAAAAATCAGCTTGCCATTCTTATCCTTAAGTCCGGTGCACTGGCAGACGGTTTTAGGTATAACCTCTACAATCTTATTTCCATGACTGTTTTTCTCGCTATCAACGTCATAAAACTTTTCCGGCTCATTTACGATAATCACCGTCTTTTCTCCAAGAACTGCATAAAATCCAGTTACCCACTGTTTTCTAGTCCCTATTGGTCTTGCTTTACATAAATATCTATCTTCCATCCTTTTCCTCCATTTCTTTCAACTTGGCTTTGGCTTCAGTTTCTGTGAAGAATACCGTTTCGCCAATATCAGTGAAATATATCTCTGTAGACACATAAGGGCAATCATCCCTGTCATAATGAATTTCTGCCATGTTACACCAATTTCCACTTCTATCCCTATAATTTCCCAAGAATATTGTCTCAACCGTACATGGTTCAATAAAGTTTTCGCTTATCTGATATACCTTATCTCCCACCTTGCACGGCAACCGCAAAAGTAATCCCTGCTCTTCGGCATCCTCATAGTCTTTCAACTTTTCCCTCAAATCTGCCATTGCCCACATATTGCGGTAGAACAACGCAATCAGACCACGGACATCTGAAAACGGATTTATCGTTAAATTGTCCAATATTTCCTCGTCAAACTCTGCGTCATCTACTGGCAATTCATCTTCTGCCAATGCAACCATAAGATTTCTTGCAAAATCACGTGCATCCATTTCCATATCGTAATCTCTGTATCTGGCATTGCGCTCATCATCTGCATAGCAGCTATTATGTGCCAGCTCGATCATCGACATGTCAGCCACGCTTTTATTTGTCGTTAATCTCTCCATGCTATTCCTCACTTTCTGCCCGAAGCCACTTTAATAAGCACTCGTAACAATTACAATTATCATTTTTGTCGCAGTCAATTTCGGCTAACCCATTTTCATTCGGGCACATCATATTGACTGCCAGCTCTTCATCCGTCATGCTTCTGATCCGGTCTGCATTGGTATGTGGCTTCTTAGCCATGCTTTTCATACACTCTGTCATATTTCTACCTCGTAAAATCATGCTCTTATCTGTTTCACAGATTTTTTTATATTTTCTGTGCTGCCGCTGTACAACACCTCTTAACTTTTACAGACACTTTTCTCAAAAGCCTTTATTTTCCTAGCTTTTGGCTATTTTAAACGGTGTATTTTCGCATTTTTTGAAAAATTGAAAAACCCACTGTTTATCCGTTCTCTTAAAAGGTGTGTTTTTATATATTTTTCTCTGAAAAACTCACTGTTTAAAAAGTGACATCTGCTCAAAATCCGCTGTTTCTTCCGTCTGTTCCAGATTGAGAAATGGTGGGGCTTCATCCGGTTTTATAAATCCGTTTTTGTCCGGATCAGCTTCGACATGGACTTTACCGCTACGCTTTCTGATACCAAGCGAACCTCTGTATTTGTTTTCTTCTGCAAACTTTTTAGCCAGATTAAACTTTCTGTAAACCTCGCTAGGGGAAAGCGTGCCGCCATCGTAAAGGATCATTACAACACCGTCTTCCAGCTTTGCGTCAATTCCTTTGTTTTCCAGAAATCTTATAAATTCATCCTTTTCCATGATGCAACATCAACCTCTTTCCTCCGCTCTGTACCCATATGACGTTTTTAAAAGCTTCCGTGCACTTTCTCCACTCTTCGTTAAAATTATCAGGTATCGAAGCTTTGTTGATATTTTCCAGCTTCTTTTCGTTTTCCGGATAAATTTTTTTAACTTCAAAAACTCTATTAATCTTATGTCCGGTATTTGCTGCCTGGTAAACCATGGCGGACTTACATCCGAACTCTTTTGTGATCTCGGCTGCTGTCAGATTTTTTCTGTACAGTCTGCCTTGATAAAAAATATCAAATCTTGCTGCTCTGCTCATTATTTCTCCTCGGTATGACTGGTGGCTTCGTGTTCAAAGCCCATTTTTCACATTCGTCCCAGTCGCGCTCTCTCTGATGAAAATTGTTAAATTTATTTTTCGCTTCCGGCTTTTTCTTTGCCGGATTGTTTTTCTGGTTGAGGTATTCTTCAAAGTGTGATGCGCTGAATAGCGTTTTCGGTCTTAAATATTTTTCAAACTCTGTCCCTATCCACTCCTCGCATTTTTTATCAACAACCTTAATCATGTCCTCAACCGTAAATCCCTCGTTTACCCTCGCTGACAACAACCGCTCTGTCGAATCCGAATCTTCCCGGAAATGTGTCCCTGCTTTTTCGTTGAGGTGCGGTATCACTGCCGCACCATATATATATTTATTATTCTTTATATTCTTTATATTCTTATGTTGTTGGGATTTGGGTGGGCTGTTGTTTGGGATTTGTTCGGTAAACTGTTCGGTATTCTGTTTGGGATTTGCTTCGGTAAAACCTTGGTACTTGTCATAGCAAACCACCGTAAATACTGTGTTTTTCGGTGTCGATTCTGTGGTAATCGCTTTGGTATCTCGCAAGTGCTTCACTGCGGTACGGACTTGGTCAACAGTTAGGGAAGTTGCAAGGGCGATTTTTGAGAACGAGGACACGAATGATCCACGCTTAATTATCGTCCCTTTCCACTTCTTGTCTGTCCAGTTTGCCATCAGTAATATGTATAAAAACACCCTGCTCGTATTTGCATCATGCCACCATTCCCACTCCAGAAAAGACCGATACAGTTTTATATAATTTCCGCTCATAATCCGGTCACCTCATGCATGATTTATAAGTATTTTGTCATGATGTCCCTTCTGGACTTTGGCTTTTTCTCATCATCCTTTTTCGTGATATTGGACGGCTCACTCAGGAAATCCACGTCCCCCTTCAACGACAGTTCGTGAGTTGCCTTGAGGTTCTTTTTTATGGTCTCCCGGTTTTCATCTATCCTCTCATAAATGAGGTCTAATCTGGTCTGTGGGAAGCTTAACCCGGATGCACATAAAACCGTTTCTTCTCCGGCTGTCTGAAATGTGTCTACCGGAACACCGAGATCTTTTTCCACATCCGTCATTCTGACATTGCTGCTCATTTCTGCCGTGATATATTTCACAACACGATCCGGCTCGATCGGGGCATAAATGTTGTCCTGAAGCTTTTTAATCACATCCGCACTATCTGCCGTGCTATGTAAGATAACAGCCATGCCGTGGGCTTTCAACGTCTCCTGAATCTCCGCTTTGTCAATGTTGCCCTCCACATTCTGGATTTTGTCCGGAATCTCAACAAATGCCGTGAAATCATCTGCAAAACTGCGATTCAGACCAAGCTTATTGCCGTTTTCATTGTCCAGAATGAAGCATGAGGCAAGTCCCTCAATCTTCGTAAGCTCTGCAAAACACTCATAGGAATTGACATGAGACTTTATGCTCTCGTCAAGAGCCGGGATCACAGTAACTGCTCCGACCGTCTTACCATCGTCCAGAAGCAGATCACAGAGCATCGGACCAGCACCAGAGCCGGTACCGCCACCGCTTGCGAAAATCACAAAAATAATTTCAGCGTCCAGCTTTGCGTCTATTTCCGCCGCTATCTGGTCATAGTCGTCGATAACAAGCTGTTTTGCTTTCTTCCGGTCTTTGTTGCAGCCCTCGCCCCCGGTGATATGGTACTTATATTTTGCACCGCTCAATGTTGATAAATCCTCTTCTGACGTGTTCAGATACAGAACACTGAATCCTCTTTCCTCGAAAAGTTGTCCGATGTTCCCACCTGCCTGTCCGATTGCGATAAACGCTATTTTCTTTTTCACTTACTTAATCCTCCTAATTCTCTGTCAAGATACCTTTTAAGGCTTCCAGACCGTCATTTGTGATGAAAAATGTATCTGCCCTTCCGTCCTTCATGCCTTTTAAAACGAATCCTGACAATTCAAACTCTTTTATTTTTTTAAATACCGTATTCTCTCTATATCCGAAATCCTCTGATTCTGCTATCTCTCTTAAGGACATCGCAGAAACGCTGTTGACAGCTTCATTCTGTTTCAGGATTGAAAGAATGAGAAAACCAAGTCTGTTCATGTCCACACCACCATTCTGATTTGTAATGATATGTTCTGATTAACTTTTATTAACTCTGATTTGCTATGATTTTCTCTGACTAACTTTGACATTCTCTTATAAATCATTCTCCCTTCCTCTCCCGGAACGACCGCCGGGAGAATAATCTGGCTTTCAATGTTGCAGTCGTGATATATATTCAGTGGATAAACACACATGAATCATTTTTTTATAAAACAAGATGTTTCTTCGTCAGTCGCTACGAGATCATATCCATCATCCATCATTGCATGAATTGTGATTGTATCTGCTAAATATCTCATGTAGACCTCTAACTCTTCTGATTCTCTAAGTGTCATACTGGAATCAGATACCCACGCATTATAAGCGGTCGCGTAAAGTTCCGTCAGCGGCACACCCTTCATCCGCGCCTGTTCATATCCTTCGTAATAATGATTTCTCCTATCAAACATATGAATCCTCCATATATTCCGCAAACTCTTCTATGGCACGTCTGCGCACCCTGTACACCCATGTCCGGCTGTAGTTCATGCGTTCTGCGACTTTATCCCCGGAAAGATTCTCTGAGTAAAACATCAGCAGCACCTTAACGTACTCCAGAGTTTGCATTTTATTTAAAATGTGGTAAATTTCCGCTTTTTTTCTTGCGTACTTTTTAATAAGTTGCTTTTTCTGATGGTCTAAATGCTCCAGTTCAACAGCGGTTTCTTCAACCTGACTGATCGTGCTGTTTCCAGATGATCCGACCTTGTCATAGGCTATTCCTTTCGGCTGGGCTTTTAAATATGTCATTTTATAATCTTCCTCTACCTGACTGATAAGCGAATCCGTATAAGTCAGGTCATTCAAAAGCTTTACCGCTTTTATATATTTGTCTTGCGAAACCGCTTCTGGCATTCTTCCCATTCCTTCTCCCTTTCACGTTTTTCTTTTAAGGTAAGCTCTTGCAATGTTTTGTGAGATAAAATCATCTGATCATTTGCTTTTATCACAAGGTGCTCCGGAAACAGTCCATCAATCGGTGGTTCAGCGTGCCTATCTCCAAATAATTCAGTTCGGACATTCCGGGGGACATCACAGAACAGACATACGCATTCTGCGATATATGCAGTAAATGCGGCGTTTGCATACTCTTTTCGTGACATAGCTTTCATAAATTTATCCGGTTGTTCGTAAAGTCTTTTGATGATTTCCTCGTTACTAAGCAAAATTAATGTTTACCTCTCATATAAAACGTGTTAATATAATAGAGAAGTGGAGTTATTTAAATTCCTTACAAATCGCACCTGATCGCCAAATCATATATGGGTGCGATTTTTTTATGTCTGAAATGCAATCTTCCAAGCAAATTAAGCCATATCCGGCAAGTGCTATGATAATGCCAATCATGATAATTAAAAGCACTCTGCTGTAAATCAGACCGTCTGAATCGAGTGCACACGCTCCGGTCACAGAGATAAATGCACCGACAGACATGATTATTTTCCCTATTCTCTTCATGGTGAACCTCCCTTCTTAAGTTTTTTAATATCATCTGCATATCCCTCCTTATTCTGGTATTTCTTTTTGTTGAAAGATGATTCGTATTCCTGCAACGTCAGCTAATTTATATAAATCCTCCAATTTTATCTTTTCCGGGTGATTTAAACGTTCCGTTACAGTTCTCTCAGGGATTCCGCTTTTTTTACTGATGTCTTTTGTGTTGAGATTCTTCTGCCGGAATCCACCAGTAAGTGCACCGGCAACGTAATCAAATCTCTTCTGCTGTAAATTTTCACACAAATTTGATTTTGCCATATGGACATCTCCCTCTTTCCTTTTTATTAATTTAGTGCTACGATTTAAAATGAAAATTTGTTAAGTAAGGAGCACAAAATGATTAAAATTCTACTAATTCTTCTGTTTTTAATATATTTTTATTCTATAATCAAATATATTGTTGACATAATGAAAATTTCATCTTGTATAAATACTATTGAAGCTTTTTTAAAATCTGTGAAACCATCTTCCAATGCTTTTTTTATAGGTGATGATTGTAAAAAATTGCTAAACGATGTTCTGGCAAAATATCCAGATATTTGTGATTATCTTTCTATTAATTCTCCATCTCTTGGTTATGGAAAACC